GCCTGTAATAACATTGTTTACTTCTGCTGACATGTGCTTAACAATAGTACGTCCTGTTAGTGTTGTACTTTGTCCGATACGCTTATCAAAGAACCTACAACCAGGATTCAAAATAGCACCATACAAACTGTTAAGGTTAATTTTCTTAACCAACTGTCGCTTGTCCCAGTATTCAATCTCAATAGGATTGTTTGCTTCTTTTGCTTTTATAAGTTGTGCCTGCATGTCCTTACGTTCAGCATACCAACGCTTTAGTAGTCCTGGAATAACACCTTCAAACTCTGTTGTAAAGATTGTACCATTCGAACTAAGCATCCACGGCATATGATTGTCGTATATAAGACTGTATAGTTCTGCACCTGATAATACATCACAGCGACCATCTTCCCAATCAACAGTTAGTGGAATATCTTTACGTTGTTCTATTACTGCTTCGTATTCTTCTGTACTAAAACGTCCTTCCCAACTACCTGCAAAGGACTTTTTCTTAAGAGTTGTGTCTTCGTGTACACGTTGCTCTGAAATCTCAGGACGTATTTGTCCTACAATAGTTTCTTGACCCATATTCAATGCACGAATAACACTCGGATACAGTGAATTCAAATCCATTGATGCTACCCACTTGTGCAAGCCTTTCTTTGGAAACGCAACATATGCACCAGCGGCTTGTGTGTTTTCTGTGTCGTCACGTTTAGGTCTGTTAGGAACTTGTAAGCCTCTGTGATGTGCTTCGTTAACAATCGCTTGTTCTGTAACAGCAACAGCACCCATAGTGGTCTGTAGCAACACAGTATTTTCGTGTGCAACAGTATTTGAAAGATCAATAAATCTTAGTTTTTTGTCCAGCTTGTCCAGTAGTGCGGTATCTTGTATGTTGTATTCGATGAACTTTCTAAAGTCATTGTTGTACAACTGGTCCAAAGTGCCTTCATAAGGGACTTTGTTTTCACCAACTTCGATTTCGCCAATGGCATCAAGTCTATATGTGTGTCGTTCTTCATATGTGTATTTACGGTATAATTCTAAACTATCTAAATGCACTCTGCCTATTAGGTCAAAGGTAACAGCTGATTTACCATACTTTTCATATTCACGCTTCTTAGGAAGTTGACCCCACAAGCAGAATCTACGTGTATCATCTTTGCTTAGTACACGGCTAGTTCTGTTTACAGTATACGGAATATCATAACCTTCACTGTTCCAACCTGACAAAATATCAGCGTCTTGAATTAAATCTAAGAAAGTGTCAATCATATCACCTTCTTTTTCAAACAGCATTACGTTTTCGATACCTTCAAGTTCTGCTTTTGCTTGATCCATTGTAAGTGTTTTAGGTGGAACAGCCAAGCACACCATTGTCTCCATCCATTGTAAGTATACACTTATACTTGTAATAGGCATAAATGGATCAGCAGGATCAGCAAAGCCACGCTCTGGATCAAAGTCTGTCTCAATATCGAAAAAAGCAATGTTTAGTTTAGGTGCATCTTGATTAAGATAGTTTTCACTTAAACATTGGAAAATAGGATTAATGTCGCTTTCGAAAAGTTTTTTATCTCTGTTGATTGCAACTTCTTTGCGAAAGTCTTTTGTGTTCTTACACACAATGCGACTTAGCGGATCGCCAAATACACTTTTATACTTGCCTCGCTGGTCTTCATAATAAAATGTATATTTTGCACTATATTCTGTATAGTGTCTTTTACCATCTTTGCGTTCGACAACACGGATGATATCTTGATCACGATCGAACATCGCGTCTACATATGGCATTCATTTCTCCTTACGTTGCTTGTGGCCAACTTAACCATCTTCTTGCCTAGCTATTGCTATTGGCGTTATATGTACTTATTAGAACAACAAGCCCGCAACATAAATTACGGTTAGTCCTGCGTTCATAACAATTAAACTTTTTTCTTTCCATAGAATACCTACAAGTATCCATAGACTGTTACTAATAATGAATGCCCAAATGTACAAAGGGTAAACATTAAATGCGGCTAGTATAGCGGCTGTCAGTAAACATACTGTAGCCACCCACGCTAACCATTGATAAGGCTTTACCACCATAGTGAAGCAACTCCGAATCCGAATACATTTACTATAGCAAAGTATCCAGTTAGTAACATTACCCAGGCAGCACCTCGTCTAAAAGCAGCATAGCATTGTGTAACACTGCCTACTAAGAATCCAGGGTATACTATAAGTAGATTAGGATCATTTGCTGTTAGAGCAAGGGTTAGACTAGCATATACTGTGAATACAAAACTTACTAGTTCAAAATAGAACGCAGTTTTATCACTAGTATAACTGTCTACCCAAAAGTCTTTTATGCGATTAATCACTTGTCATAGCCGAGCGTAACGATCAATGTTTCTAAATCGTCATAGGCATCTTGATGATTATCCCAATCACGTTTTTGTGCAATTTTAATTGCTTTGTTAATAAGACTAGGCTTAATATCTAATTCTTCTGCTACTGCTTTTACAGTATCCTTTAAACCTGTGTTTAAATCTTCTACTTCTTGTAAGACTGTTACGCCTTCTTGTACTAGTCTCTGTAGTTTTGCTTTTTCTTCAGCACCGTAGGTACGACTGCTCATATTGAACTCCTGTGTTAAGTTAACTTATATTATAGTAGATATTTAGGTAAAAGTCAAGTAAAATTTTTACTTTTTGGCAGATTTGAATTCGTATTCAGCTAATCTGCGATAGAGCTCATCTTTGATAAATGACTCCTTTTTGGCATTTTTAGTTGCAGTTGCATACATAACTGCTTCTGCGTCTTTGCCATAACGCTTCTTAAAGTCGTCTTTGTTCTTTTTCATTCCCTTGACGATTTTTTCTTTTTTGTTTTCTTCACCTTTGGTAAGTGAACGTTCGTTAAGCATTGCTTCAAGTCTAGCAACACGTTCTTCTAATTGTGCAATACGAGTGTCTTTATCTTGCAAAATAATTGGATCCGGCCCCGATTCCATTACAGGTTGTGCTACTCTTGGAGTAGCAGTAGTAACACCTGCTAGGGCAGCAAAGTCATTTACAGAATAATCTTTATCCATTTGTAACGAACCTTCGGCAACATTGTAACTTTCAGCTACGTGTTGCGGAACTTCTGGAGCAGGAGCACTTGCGCCGCCTTGTAACGCCGCCACCATTTTTGCTCTTTCCTCTGCAGGATTAGTTGGTTCTATATCAAATAATTTTTTCTGTAGATCGTGAAAGTCCATTTTTTACTTACCTAGTTTCTCGGCTAGTCTTTTAGCAATGCTTTCTTTATACATATCAAAAGTTTCATCTACGTTAGTTGCATTACAATTACAATGTTTGCAAGTAGGAGCACATTTACAGTCTTCTCTCTTAACATCTGCACCACAACATTTGTCTGAACAATGTGTATCTCTTGATTCTCCCATCTGCATCTCAGCATCTGGACCAATTTCGTCAGTTTGATCACCAAACTTCATATCGTAGTCTAAGTTATGATATACACTTCCGATATAGTCAGCAGCTTTAGTAATTTTAGCCTGTTGCCAGCCCTCCATACCTCTTTCTTCTGATACATCTTTTAACATATCGTGTAATTTAATAGCATACTTAGCAATCTTATAAAGATCAGCTCTAGCCATTTGTACTTCGTGATCAGCTTCTGCTCTGCCAGCTAAATCAGCTAATCCTTCTTTAATTGCTTTATTCATTGTTTTGTCCTTTAATCCGTTTTCAATAACGTATTCTCGTTTAGATTTATCTACTTTGTTATATGCTTTTACACCGTCTTGAGATGAAAGTCTTTTTCCGTTGCTTCCTATCCATTGAGCAATTTTAGAATTGTATTCGTATTTAATTTTACCATCGGTAAAAGTAGCAAGTTTTGGAATAGGTTTTTTTGGATTTAACTTATCATTACTTGTTTGCGGTGAAGACTTAGTCTTTTTTAGTTTTTCAGTACCTTTACCGCCTGCTTTAGGAGTAGGCTTTTCTTTATCATCTTTGCCTGTGTCTGTAAAAAATGCCTTAAGGCCACGTTGAAATGAATCAGGTCCTAAAACACCTTTGTCTTTTTGAGTGGCCTGATATCCTTTAGCAATTCCTTGTCTAAATTTTTTAAATGGATTTTCTACTATATCTTTTCTACGCATACTGTATTTATCGCTTCTTGTTTTTCTTCTTCTTTTTCTGTCCTAGGATATTTGCATCAATATCAAGAGCATTTTTTGCAGTACCATCTTTATTTTTCATTTGACGACTAACCATTCCACCTACTGGAGTTGCTACGGCTGCTATTGCGCCTGCTGTTGTTTCACATAAATCACTTATTTTCATTATACTTTCTCCAATATTCGTTACGTTCATTTGTACTAGCTTTACGTGCTTCGTGTTCTTTATACTTAGCTATGTAATGTTCTAGTTCAGCTGATGTCATTTCTTTTTGCCTGACTTCATATTAGCACACCAGTGATACATTTTAGCACGTTCACCACTAGCTTTTTTTGCTTTTGCTCTTAAACTCGTTACGCTACCATTACAACTAGCACCCGACTTCTTTACTCTACCAGGGCGACTTTTGCCTTTTTTCTTACCATCAGCAAAGTTTTCATCTGTTTTTTGTTCTTTATCTTTTTCGTATTTTTTAATAGAATCACGAGCTGACTTAACCATTGCTTTATCGTGTTTAGCTAATTGACGTTTTGTTTTCTCTCTTTTTTCATCAGCATATGTTTCTGCTATGTTTTCGACTACGTCATCAATCATATGTACACGAGCATATTCTTCGCCTACTAAACGCAATGCATCTAGTCTATGATGTCCGTTAACTACTCTGCCTTTACGATCAATTTGTAATGGAGCATAGTCGTCTTCTAATACACGTTCAAGTTGCTTTGCTAACTTTTCGTATGTTCTTTCTTTTTGTACACCACGTAACTTAGATATTTTAATTTTACCTAATGGACCTTGTGCCTTCATTTGTGGAGGTGCTTCTCCGCCAGTTGGCTCGTCGTCGTAGTGCGCATCTTGATAGCCTTGAGCATCTTGTGTTTTATAACCAATACGGTTAAGTTGCTTCATAAGATACTTCATTTCTTTAGCGCCTGCATATGGAGCAATCATTATGTCTGGCTCGTCCATATTTGAACCTGCTGGCATACTTTTTAAGTTTGCTAGGTTTGTACCCACTTTAATAAAGTCGTATGCTGTGTCTGCTTTTGTAAGGAATGTGTTTTTAGGATTAGCTAACATTTTGCCTTCGGTCATACCTAAGTTAAATGCAACATTCGTTTTAGAACCTTTTACTTTTTTAGGATGATTTTGTGGTCTGCCGTCTTTGTCTACCTTAAATCCAAACTTTGCTGCTTCTTTAGAAATAGAATTCACATCTACATCTGGAGTAGTATTAACACCTTTTACTATTCTTCCATCTTCGTATAGTTGACGTAGTCTCATTTCTTTGTGCGTCCTCTAAATGTATGTCCAGTCATATAAGGCTTGCTAAACCAAAGTTCAAACCATTCTTTATCACCTGGCTTAATATTTTCGTCACGTTCCTTCTGCTTAATAGCAGTAGCAGTCTGTGACATATTTTCTAAAGTATATTCAGTATACCCTTTGAATTCGTTTACACCGGCTAGACGTATGATGTCAGACAGCTCATCCACGTTTCAATGCCCTAATTATATCTTCAGATGTTATACGATATCTTTGTTTACCGTGTGGCTTAATTTCTTTGCCTACCATAAATTTTAATAGTTGTGAAAGTTTTTCAACATCGTTTTCTTCCATAACATATTTTTGTATCATATCACGTAAGTATGATACTAATGAACCTTTGTCTACTACTAAATCACCTTCGTCAAGTGCGCCCGCTTTAAATGCACGAGAATTGCCTTTAGCAGCCATTGCTCTACGTTTTGCAATTTTATCTTTTACACTATCTTCTTCTGGTGGACGCTTTTTAACTTTTATAGTTGCACGTTTTGGACTTTTAGTAGCAAAGCCTAATATTTCGTCTATTTCTTTACCTTTAGCACGTTGATCGTCAGCCCAATCTTCATACTCTCTTGCACGTTGTACTTTGTCTGAATCTGGAGCATAACCCATTGCAATTAATTCTTCTGAACTTTTACTAGGTTTTTCTGGGCGCATTCCTTCTTGTGCAGGAACTTCATCTTTGATGCCCATACCTTTGCGTACAGCATCGTACATTTTTTGTGCTAGATCTGGTTTAGGTACACCTTGTGCAAATGCTTCTAAGTTACCTTCAGCAGCCGCAAGTCTCATTTTACTTGCGCTCATACCCTCTGCACCATCTGCATCAGGATCACGTTCACCTGCATTAACAACAGTAATACTATCAAAGTTATACTCTTTGCCGTTGTAATCGTTAAACAGTTTATCAAAACTTGCTACACGATCCGAACCTGCTACATAGATAACATCTGTGTAACCTAGTTTTTCTAACATCTGTAACATTTGAATTGGTGTACGTACTGTAGGGTGTCCTACATTAACACCGGGAAAAAACTTTTTAGCAAACTCTAATTTTACATCAAACGGTAAAGGATTGTCTTTAGGTTTTTGTGTTTGGCTTAGAAAGATATAATGATCACCTTGCTGTTTTTTAACAGCATTGACAAGTTTTTCGTGTCCGATAGTCGGCGGATTCATACGACCAAATGCCGCAACTGCTACCTTCTTTGGTGCTTCATATAATTCTCTTAATAGCATTAAATTTCGACCTTATACATACCTTTTTTAATATTAGGCATTTCCTCTGCACTAATTTTATCTACACAGGCTTTTTTATCTTTTTCGGTAAAAACATCTTCAGCACGTTTATCTTTGATATATTTTTTACAATAACCTTTAACACCTTGATCAACTATAGGTTTTAACATTATAGCAGGATCAATCGAGTCTCCTTTCTCCATTCTATCACTTACATCAGCCATAGCTGGAAAAAATGTTTTACGATAAAACATAGGATCGTTACGCATAAAAATAGCAAGATCTTCTGCTACATCAAATGGTATTTCATCCTGTTGTTTTTCTTGTACTTCGTTCAGTTTCATTTTACCACTTCCTACAAGACCAGTAACGTGCCTTAGTACGTGGTCCTGGATTATCACAGTTGTGTCTTGCTCTAAATGAACGTCTTGCAGCTGGATTATTTTTTCTAATCTTCATTGACTTGCCTTTAACACTGCTACCGCCGTGTCCAAAGTTTACTTTTTTAACATTACCTGTTTTAGGATCTTTAACGTAGACTTTAAACTTCTTAACATCGCCTTGCATAGGCTTGCCTAATTTAACTTTACGGCCTTGGTATTCTGCTTCGTCTATCGGGTCATCATCTTCGTTGTACCACATAACACCGTATTCTTCATAAAAGTCATCGTCGTCTTCGTATGTTTCTTCGTTTTCTTCTATTTCATTGTCTGACGAAATTTCAATGTCAAAATCATCATATCCTTGCTCAAATACATAGTCGGCTATTTTTTGTGCAAATTCATCAGCAGCTTCTTCGCTTAATGCTGTAGGTAACGGCATTTCAAATATACTAGCACCTTGCTCTGACTCATAAATTGTACTACCTGGAAATACTGATTCGTTTAAACTTTCGTTTAAATTATCTTGCTTTTCCATTACTACTCTAATAAAATGTTCCATTTTTCCGCCTTAATGATTTAATTGTATACTGTTAACAGTGCCGTCTGTCCAATTACTAATATATGCTCTAACCCATACATAGTTTCCTACAAAGTTAGCAAATTTATTATCAGACTCTTGCGCCGCTGTGTACGAATGCACAGTAAACCAATCAGCATCTACTGGATTAACAGCTAACGTTGCTTGAATATTAATAGTTCCAGTTAAGCCTTCAAAATTGTATTGAACGGTATGTAAGCCGTCACTACGACCGTAGTAGCCGTCACCCTTAAATTTTTCACCGGTGATAGATTGGACGGTGCTATCACCGTCGTGTGTATTTGCTGTTAATATTGTTTCACTTTGTGCCATATAACTATTTATCTAAATTAGACTTGACAACTAATTTGTCGACCCGTCTAATATTAGACAACATTAAACTACAAAGTTGCAGAGTTTTTTCATCGCGAGCATAAAAATATAAATCAGAAACATATCCGTTAGTTTCTAATGATTCCATTAGTATAGGACCTATTTTAACTTGTTTAGTATTACTCTTAGCCCAGTTTGCAAATCCTGAATTATCTGATAAATTACTTCCAAACGTAACTTTATATTCGTATCCATTAGTACTATCTACTAGTATAGTGTTAGGAGTAAGGAGGCTGATACTACAAGGATCAGGCTCCCAAAATTCTTTCCAATTAGCTTTGTTTATAGCACTCTTTAGCGTGTGTAACCATTCTCTGTCATTAGAATATATAGCTACAGAAGAACCTTCGATTCGAAGTTGATAATCATTAGTACGACTTAAGAATTTATAAAGTTTTCTTGCATCTAGAAAACTTAGTTCTTTTACAGGTATTTCTCTAGAAAAACTAGACAGCATTAAAGGCTTACCTGATTCATATTGTTGTTGGAGTGTGTCAAGAACCTCTCTAGCATAAGAAAGGTTCTTGTCTCTAAATATACTACCTATACCGTTATTGATATGAAGTTTATATAAGTATTGTCCCCAAAATAGTTTAGTTGTTGTTCGTTTCTGCAACAGTAATTTCCTCTGGAATCTTTGTTGTATTTAATACAAGTTCTCCGTCTTTAACATCTACTGTTACTTCTCCACCATTTTTAAGATTACCAAACAACAGTTCTCTTGATAATGGACGTTTGATGTCTTTATCAATTACACGCTGTAAAGGTCGTGCGCCCATCTTAGGATCAAATCCTTTGTCTACTAAGTAGTCGAGAGCTTCGTTTGTGATGTCAATATTAACTTTCTTATCTTTAACCATATTCTTAAGTTCAACAAGGAACTTACCAACAATTTTCATCATTACTTCTTTACCTAGTTTAGCAAAAGTAACAACGCCATCAAGTCTGTTTCTAAACTCTGGTGCAAAGAATTTCTTAAGTTCTTTATCTTCGTAGTTGTCAGCATCAAAATCATTGTCAAAACCAATAGTATTTTTCTCAGCATCTTTGGCACCTAAGTTAGTTGTAAGAATTAAGATACAATTACGTGCATCTGCTTCTTTACCGTTAGACCCAGTTACCTTACCATTGTCCATAATCTGTAGTAGCACTTGTGATACATCAGGGTGTGCCTTTTCAATCTCGTCTAGCAATAGTACACAGTTAGGTGCTTCCTGTATTTTCTCAATTAACAGTCCTCCCTTTTCTTCGTGACCTACATATCCTGGAGGTGAGCCTAATAACTTTGCTACACTATGTTTTTCTTGATATTCACTCATATCAAATCTAACAAGTTTAACGCCTAACGCATTAGATAATTGTTTTGCTGTTTCAGTTTTACCTGTACCAGTTGGACCCATAAACACAAACGATCCTACTGGTTTATCATCCGGTTTAAGACCTGCTTGACTTACTAATATTTTATCAACAATGCTGTCAATAGCTTCGTCTTGACCATATACTTGCTTTTTCAAATTACTATCTAATTTTGCAAGATTTTCAGTTTCGCGTTCTGCTACTTGTTCTTCAGGCAAATTTAACATTTTACTAAGTTCAAACTGAATATTGCTATCACTTACAATTTTTTCACCTTCAACTTCTTTTAGATTAAATCTCGAACAAGCAACGTCAATTAAATCAATTGCTTTGTCAGGAAGTTTTTTATCTGACTGATATTTTACACTAAGTTTTACTGCTTCTTCAATTGCTTCTTCAGTAATAGTTGTTGCGTGATAATCTTCATAATACTTTTTAATTCCACGTAGAATATCTTTTGTTACTTCTGGAGTAGGTTCGTCAATTGTTACACGCTGGAATCGGCGCATCAATGCTCTATCTTTTTCAAAGTATTTACGATATTCTTCCCAAGTAGTTGATGCTACAACTTTAATATTACCTTTTGACAATGCTGGCTTTAGCATATTAGCAAGGTCGTTTGAACTATTACCACCGCCTGCTCCTGCACCACTAATCATATGTGCTTCGTCAATAAACATAATAGTTTTGCCTTTGCCTTTTAATCCTGCTAGTACAAGTTTAAAACGTTCTTCAAAGTCACCTCTATATTTTGAACCTGCTAATAGCGAACCAATATCTAAATTATATACATTGTATTCTTTCAAAAAGTTTGGCACATCGTCATTTACAATCTTCCAAGCAAGTCCTTCAGCAATAGCAGTTTTACCAACACCTGGCTCACCTACCATAAGTACATTGTTTTTGCTACGTCTTCCTAATGCAAGTGCAATACTTTCAATCTCTTCAGATCTACCAATTACAGGATCAATTTTATTCTTTTTAACTTCGTCGTTAAGGTTAGTAGTAAATGCACGTATTGCTTTCTGGGCTGCCCCTGACATTTCTGCTTCTTCTTCAGGATCACCTAATTCGGAACTTACATATTCAGCAAACGCCTCTTTTGTAATTTTAGCTTCTTCTAAGTAATAAGTTGCCATTGCTTTCTTTTCTGAAAGCACACTAATTAATACGTCAGTTAATTCAATCTCTGGACGTCCGTGAAACAATACTTGTGTAAACGCTCTATTAAGTACACGCTCAACTGATTGTGTTTTCTTTGGTTTATATTTTGTTTCCGCAGTTTTAATTTCATCTAGGTTATTTTTTAGATAATGTTCTAATGTTGTTTTTAACCAATCAACATCGGCACCAAATCCTGTAACTAAGTTATGAAAGTTCTCCTCACATAGCATTGCAAATACTAAGTGTTCGAGAGTTACGTATTCGTGACCTAACTTTTTAGCATCTTTAATGCTTTTGTCAAATACTAGTTGTAGTGCATTGCTCGGTTCGACCATTTATTTTTTCCTCTGTAGTTTTCGTTGCTTTTTCTTAGCCATATCTAGTTTTAATCTAGATACTCGATCTGTAAATTCAATCCCTTGTAAGTGATCAAACTCGTGTAAAAAACATCTTGCATCTATATCGTATAATTCTATTTTACACTCTTTTGCGTTAATGTCAAGATATTTGGCAATTACACCTTTTGGCCTTTTTACTTTTAAAAATAAGTCTGGATGGCTTAAACATCCTTCAGGCATTTCTTCATAGTTAACTGTTACACTTTCTAATTCTGGATTAATTAATGCAAACGGTTCTTTGTTTTCAAGTAGATGTGGTTTCATTACAAATATCTGTGCATCTAAGCCTACTTGATTTGCACTTAGACCAATACCACCAGCATTGTCCATTAGCTCAATCATTTCGCTTGATACAGAAATTGCGTCTAAATTATTAAAGTCAAATTCTTTAACTTTTTTCTCTAGCCACGGGTTAGGTGATTTGATCAAGTGCATTTTTTATTCTCTCCAGTTCGGTTAATATACCTTGGTTATCTATCTTTGGCACAACTGCTTTAATATCAACAAATAAATTTCCCCTATGTCTTGTTTGAGGATCTGGTATTCCGTGTGATGGTAAACTAAATGTTGCGCCCGGTTGTGTTCCTTTTGGAATATTAATCTTTAATCTTTTGCCTTCTAGTGTCATTATTTCTACTGTTCCGCCTGTTAGACACTCAAAAATACTAGTTATTGCTGTTGTTCTTAAATCATTTCCATTACGCTGCCAATTTGGCGGATTTTTTATTTGTACTCTAACTATTAAATCTCCTGCTGGTAGATTCGGAATAGAATCATCGCCAAGTCCTCTAAACTTAATTCCAACTCCATCCGGGATACCAACTGGGATATCAATTTCTGCTTCTTTTATTTTTCCACTGTCTAATCGATATTGTGTAATAAGATTTTTACCAGTTAAGACATCTTTTAAGTCTAACCTAAGTCCTATTGTAACATCTCTATTACGTCTTTGTCTACTCTGTTGGCCGCCAAAACCAAAGTTAGCAAACAAATCTTCAAACCCAGGAGGCATATTTCCTGTGTTAAAATTATGTTGCGGTTGAGGATTATCATATACCGCACGTTTTTGCGGATCTTTTAATGTACTATATGCTTCATTTACTTTTTTAAATTCTTCTTCGTTACCGCCCCTGTCAGGATGGTGCTTCATACTTGCTTTTTTGTATGCGCTTTTTAAGTCTTTGTCGGAAGCATTTCGAGAAACACCTAAGATAGAATAATAGTCCATACAATTACTTATCGTACAGACTATTACATAAACTTAGTAGTGATTACTTCTTGTTTTCTAAAGCAGATTTCCCGTAGAATGCTGCTACTATTGCTGCTACAGAAACAAAGTATGTTGGAGCCATATCACCTAATGTTTTTGCTGCTTGATCTAATCCTATTAAACTTGCAACTACTACTGCAAATGGATATAATAACATACCAAACAATGCAAACCAAGCCATATTACGCTGTGCATCACGCATAGCATCATTGTCTTCTAGACGTTTGCGTTTAAATTCAAGATCCATTGCTGCTTCTTCTGCAGAAATGTGTCCGTCACCATTAGAATCCATTTTGGCTGCTGTTTCAGCATCCATTGTTACTTGTTTACTTGCCATTCTTTTTCCCCTCAAGTTTAGCGATACGAGTTTCTAACTCGTCAATCTTCTTAGTTACGTGTGGATATTTTTTACGCCAGGCATCCGTAGGTTGTTGTAACCAAGTCCATCCATAACGTTTAACTAAGAAGTCAATTGTTAAGTCAAACTTGGCATATAGCCATAAACCTAAACGTGTGCTTTGAAAATATGTTGAGAACGCTAATCCAAATAACGATCCAACTAAGGCTGTGTAAATCCACAGGCGGTCGTCCGCCATTCTTTCAATCATTTCCCACATAGTTTACCCTCGTTTGTTAACTATGTGTATTTATATGATAATTGACGCTAGTAGTAATAGAGCAGTTATAGTGCCTAAGAACACAAGCATTACACTTGCGGCAAACACTATAATAGTTAACGGAGTAACTTTTACGTCTTCTATACTACCAACGCCGATTACTGTTTTGAGTACTGCTTTAAAAAATGACATTGTTTATGGCCATTACACCAAACATAAAGCCTAAAGCCATAAGTTGTATAATAGTTGGTATGACTACAAACATTACTAATGGATTAAAATCCATTTTCATCCAGTAATCAGTTTCGTGCCATTCTTTTATTTGTTCAGTTGTTGCCGGTTTAATCTTCATATTAATATCTCATTGATGCTACCATTATTAAAAATGGTAGGGCCAACGGGAATGTAACTAAAAATAAACCTTCAACAAGGTTGCAAAATTTGCAAACTCTCTCGTCTTGTTTTAATTTTAAAATCATCTGTGTCATTGTGTGTTTCTCTTAATGTGTGTATGTGTTTACTCCCAACAAGGATAATACAAAGATCGTCACGAGTGCGCCCATTTCGAGTTTGTCTCGAATCGATTCTATGTTAATTCTTGGAGGTTTCATTCAATTTAGCAATTATAACTTACAAACCTTTGTAAGTCAACCATATTTATCTAAATGGCGAAAAAACGTGTTACTTTCGGTAACGGGGATATTGTTTTTGGAATTTGTTGGCTTTACGTTGCCACGAACGTTCTAAAAAACGACTCAGTAAATTACTAAGCCATTCCATTATAGTCCTCTACGTGTTAGTTCTTTTCTTACTTTAACTTTATGTTTAGGACGCGAGTTGTGATTTTCTAAAAATTCTTGTAATTCAGATGTCGGTGTACTTTTAATATAAAAGTGTTGTGTTTTATTTTTACCAGATGTTTTGTCTCTAATAGTCTGTGATGGTTTAAATTTAGTTGGCATTTTCCTTTCCTGTATTTTCTTGATCTTGTTCACCTTCATAGTACTCTTTGTAAGCGTCAATGATTGAGTTTTGTTTAATCATATATGCACGTATTTGTGCATAGTTTTTTCTAAAGTTCTCGTAGTCTTCATCTGTTAAACCTATTATAACAGGATCAATGTTTTTCTTTTCTAAGTCTGTAAATACTTCTTCAGCATTTTCTCTGTTTATTATAATCCAACGAACTTGTTCTAGTTCTGCAGGTGCAGGTAATGGAAGGTTAAGAGGTCGTCGTTCTACTTCTGTCTTGAAAACTTCTAATGGCTGAATTGTACTACAACTAGTAAGGAATGTAGTTAGGATTAGCAAGCTCAGGACAAACAGTATTGATCTTTGACTTCTTTGTAGCATTTATTTCCTCTTCGGTTAATTCAGAACCTTGTATAATTTCAAAACAACGTCTTTCGTTAACTTCATCTTTGTTTAGTATTCGTTCTATTGACTTTGGTCTTGATGTTGATAACGCACCAATGTCACGTCTTTCACCGGATGCATTTAGTTTATTAAACTTTTCATTTAAATTTCTATTAGCAGTCTCCAGCATTCTATTTACATCTTCAAGATCATTTCTAACCTTAATAATGGCTTCAAAGTCTGCCTCTTGTTGTGCAATTACAGCCTTTTGTTCGTTAATGCCATCTTCAAGTTTAATGATATTAGTTTTTGCTGTGTCAAGATCGCTTTGCAACTTCTTAACGTATAACACACCGCCACCTGCAGATGCAAGTAGCACCAATACAAGTGCTATACGGATAGAGCTAAACAACGTTTTTCTCAACTACATCAAGTAGTTCTTGTACAGTTCCAATATCAAATGTTTCTTCTTCGGGAATATTGATATCTAACTTTTCACATATTTGAACTGTTACATCAACAATATCAATTTCGTCACCATCTAAGTCATCTAAGAAATGACTTGTTTCAGTGATCTCTTTTTTAGTACCGAAATGACCTTCCAGTACTTCCATAACTTGCTCTTTCCACATAGTGTTTATCCTAAAAGTTCTCCGAGTGTTGCTGGACCAGCAATTCCATCTACTGATAATCCTTTGCTTGATTGCCACTCTTTTAATGCACGTTCTGTGCCTGGACCAAAGACTCCGTCTGCTCCGATGCCTAGTGCTTCTTGCATCATTTTTACACCTTCGCCACGTGAACCTTTGCGTAGTACTCCAATATCATCAATATCAAAGTCATCATCACCTGCATCGTCTGCAAGTGTTACTGGGTTACCAAATACTTCCATTGCTTTTGAATAACGCTTCTGACGTGACTCAAGTCCGATGTTACCACCATTAATTTTCTTAGTCATTTTTACAACATCGTCAGTGTCTGCAATTGAATTTAAATTATTTGCTTCCCAAAACCAACAAGCCGATTCAACAGCACCTTTAGGTGTTGCTACATACTCAGCTGCTTCTTCTGCTGTCATATCGACAGTTCTACCAAAACGTGTATAGTTTTCACGTCCAGTTAATTGTTTTAAACCACGTCCGCGGAATAACCAACCATCACCTTCATTTACATTGCCCATCTTGTACTTACGGAATTCATCCATATATACATAGTTTGCAATTTTTTCTGGGTTGCGGGCATATTCAGCCGCATCACGTCTTGTGTGCCCTGCTGGATGAACGCCAGTACCAAAGTATCTGCCAAATACGGCATTTAGTGATTTTTCGCTGTAGTTTAAATTTTCTTGTAATGAACGAAAGTTGTTACTTTCGTGAGCGCACTGACTGATAAAATGTGCAGCTCTTCTTTCTGTGTTAATACCATACTTTGGCATAACTGCTACTAATGCTTCGTACCAGCTGTCAACATCCTTATTACCTGGGATTAATTGCGCCAATTGTTCTTTTTGTAGTTTAAACATAGTTAGATCCTTTTTAAAACGAGAGCCTTGTCTTGATTTTCAAAAACAAGTTTGTCTCCGTACTTACTTATGTTATAGTCACCGATATACTTGGTCAAAAAGAGTATTTCTGGATAACTTTCCATAATGTCAAACTTACCGTCGATATTGTCTCTAATGTAATTAACATCTCCAAAATCAATAAATTCAAAAGCCAGCGGGTCTGCATATACTTTCTTTAATTTTAATATATTTTCTTTGAGATCAACAGTATCTATAAATCCTTTGTTAAAAAATTCTTTGTAGTTTTCCATACGTGTTTCTTCAACTTTAATACCGTAATTGTCAGGATTGTTTGGAACAAATTCTTCTAATGTGCCTTGCGAAAGATCTTGTGATCGCCAATTTTTATAATATCTAAATTTAAAATTATCCATTTCAGAAAGACTTTTAACACCGTCGATAATTTCTAAAATATTTTCGTGTACGTTTTTTTCTCTAGCAAGTTCTACAAATACTTTATATGTACCGTCACTTTGCTCACCACTAGTTACATCTGCATCGAGTATAAATCCATAGCCTCTTTCTAAAAAATTCATTAAATCTTTTGCTGCTGAATTTTCTTTTAAACTAAAACTTAGTGTAACAATGTCTTTGTCGTCACCCATTTTACTAGAAAATGAATCAATTTCAAAAATATTGTCCATCATATCTTTTAAATCTCCTTGACGTAATCCCATTACACTGTCTCCGTTGCTGGTGCTGCTTCTGGTGCTGCTGCTGTTGCGTCTGCTGCTAATGCTGCATCTGCTGGCTGCTGTTCTGCTGTTGCTTGTGTTTCGGCTGCATTAGCAGGCTCTTCAGCGTAATTATTAGTGTTCATACTACCAACAATATCTATAATTAATTTTTTAGGCATTTGAATTTCAACTATCCAAACCGCTTTTCGATCCAACTTACCTTTTTTGCTTCCGGGACGAATGTCATCGGGTTTGGTAATTTTTCTTGGAACTATTAAAGTGTCTTTTGAATAGCGTACTTTACAATCATAATCGAGTAAACGTTTGCCGCCCATAGGATCAGGCATTTCGTTTTTTGCCCACATAAACGAACAAGTTACCCAGTGTCGATCAATTTTAGGACCTTCGCATAATTCGCCATTTTCCCAATTTTGATAAACATAGATGTCTAATTCATCTAGTACACGTTCAAAATCTTTTAGTACGTTGAATGATGTATTACTATCGTATATTGATTCAACATTTTTTATAATATCTAATACGTCTTGCATTTCCCGAGTCCTATTTGGTTGTATACTTATTTATCTGATCTGCACACATATAGTATAGTTTTTCTCTTTACTGAAAATGGTAAATACTTTTGTAGGACGTTGCCTACATTGGCACAGTCCTATCATATACCATAACTCATAGGAGGACTTAATGGGTGCAAAAAGAAAAGCTCGCGATAAGCGGGTATCAAATGGTAACAGTAATGTTATCGATTTTAACACAATTCAAAAAAAACACACAGTTCAATTACTTCCAAGAAACAGACATCAAGAAAATTATATACTCAAACTATTAGACGATAGTAAATCAATTGTATTTGCTATTGGACCTGCTGGTACGGGTAAAACGATGTTAGCAGTGTTAGCCGCTGTAAAGAAATTTAAAGAAGGCACAATTGACAAAATCATAGTAACAAGACCAGCAGTATCGGTTGACGAAGATTTAGGTTTTTTACCAGGAACGCTAGAAGAAAAAATGGCGCCTTGGACAAGACCGGTGTTTGATGTATTGAGAGAATACTTTGACGCACGACAAATCACAGGTATGATTGAAGAAGGCATTATTGAAATAGCACCTCTAGCATATATGCGAGGCCGAACTTTTAAAGATGCATACATCATTGCTGATGAAATGCAAAATGCAACACCAAATCAAATGAAAATGTTACTAACACGATTAGGCGAAAGATCTGAGATGGTCGTTACAGGCGATTTAGCACAGGCTGATAGACTAAAAGATAATGGTTTATTAGACTTTGTTGGACAGCTAGAATCATACGGCACTAACACGCACCTGGACGTAGTCCGATTTGAACAAGGAGATATAGAAAGGCACGAAGCTGTTGCAGAAGTTTTAAAGGTTTACGGAGACGAGTAAACTAA